CCATAAAAAAAAGCCCCTTTCGGGGGCTGTTTGTTTAGCGGTATAAATAACCGCCGTGTGGCCTGCGCATAACTCCTTCAAACAATGCTTCTTTGTTTTCAAAAAGATTGAACCTTGCGCCTTTAGCAGGGGCGTTCCAACTTGCGGGAAGAAATACATCGCCTGTTTTTTTATCAACAAAAGCGTGAACATTGCTTGGCTGATAGCCTGCGGGGGCGGCGTTGATTCTGCCGTATTGTGCATCGTCTTTCCATTCCATCGCAACAACCTTTAAGTATTTTCTGCCGATTATGTAAGTGAAGTAATTAGGATTTTCTTCGCCTTTATAGTTGCCATCTTCATCGAACCATAAAGGACATTTGTAGCCGTCTTCTTTAACGCCGTTTAAATGAACTTGCTTTATCCATTCAGCGTGTGATTCTGTGATTTTTTCGCAATACTCTTGAGCAAGAGTTTCAACTGTTTGTTTTGTTGCTGTTGTCATTTGTTTGATTGGTTTAGAACAATTTAATTATAATAGAATTAAAGGAGGTTGTCAACCCCCTTAGATTTTTGCCAATTCGATCATTACTTCGTCAGCAACGATTTCAGCAACGTGTGGAGCGTAGCAGTTGAAAGTAACCTTTTCAACGATTTGAGTTCTTGTGAATGTCTCGCCTAAGATTGCTCTGTCGATGATGCCGTTTGCGATTTGGTCAAGAGTTGCGATTTTAAACATTGGTTTGATTGGTTTGTTTATACTTTAATTATAATAGAATTAATCTAACCTGTCAACCCTTTTTTAAAAAAAGATTTGCCCCATTTTTCAGGGGCAATATTTTAGTAGTTGTAATCGTAAAATTTAACCCATCCTTGGCTGATAATGGTTCGCCTATTGCTTCCCTTTTCATACCATTCGTTGTCGCTGCCAAGATAACCTTCTATGATTTCGCCTTCAGGATTTTCTGTAATAATCCATCTTTGCTCCCTGTTGTTTACGCAATGGCCTGCGAATCCGCCTGCAATCATTTCTGGTTTCCAAGTCGGGTCAAGTTTAGCGTTTGCTCTTTGTAACTTGATACGCTTGCCCTTTCTTTCGA